CGCCGGAATGGCCGGGGTGAAGGTCAAGCGGTCGTTTCCGCCAACCAAGGCGACGCCTGTAACGGCGGCGAAGTGTTGCGTTCCATCCGGCTTCGTTATGACGATACGGCGAAAGCTTGGCGAAGGGTGATAATGTTCGCTGTATTCAGTCCCGGCAAGCGTGACTTGGTTTCCACCGCCCGCAACAGCGGTAAACACTTGGAAGTCATCGCGCCATGTGGGCAGAAAGAACGGGTTGGTTGAACCCCGGCAATAATCGGCGAACGTTTGCCACCATGTCCAATCGGCGGGGTCGAAACCGCGCGGCGATTTGAACGTAAGCGGAAACGCAAATTGCGAAGAAGCCCATGACGAACGAAGCGACGGCCAAGCGCCATAGTCGGTTATTTCAAGCCCGGTTACGACCGATTGACTAAATTCAGTTCCAACGGCGCGCTTATTTAAGACAGGGTATCCGCCAAACATTTGAAGCGTCGCTTTGGCGGCTTCTTCAATGAATGGCGCTAAGAAACCGTCTTCAAAAAACGTAAAGCTTGCGCTTCCCGCATGATTGACAGGGCGACGAATAAACGACGAATTGTCGCTTGAATAGGCGACAACAAGCGGACAAATTGAAGCGCGGTTCGAAAACGCCTTGGCCAGCGGCGCTAACAAGGCCAAGTTATCAACGTTGACTTCGTCAATGGTAACGACTTCGAAAACATCGCCTTCGATGATTAAAGCGGACATGCCGGGGCGAAAGTCCGACCGGGCCGGATTGCAAATCAACGTAGTTGCGCCGATTGCAGCTTTCACCTTCAGCTTGACGGCCATGTGAAACAAAGGCCAATTGAACGTCGCTTTGAACTTCGCGAACATTGTTGCGATATGACGGCGAATATCTTGTTCGCGGTCGAAGGCGAAATTCCCCGACCAATTACGCTTCGGAACCGCGCCAAGTGAAACGCGCTGTTCGGTTCCATCATCGGCAACCATTACGTCGGTTTGCCAAATCCATTTTTCCGTAATGGGCGTTTCGGGCTGTTGAACAAGCAATTCATACGCCATTAGCCAAGCCCTAAAATGCCCGCCGTGTCGGACTTACGACGGCGAATAATGTTCATAATCACTTCTTCGCCGTCTTCGCTGTCCATGGCGCTGATAAATTCGCGTTCGTCAAACATATTCACAATCTTTTGCTTGACTTCGACGGGTTGTCCGCCGCCGTTGTTCATCGCTTCCCGCTGTTGTGCGGGCGTCTGAATTGTGACCCGTTCGCCGCGCGATACGTTCATGTTGATGTTGTTGTTATCAATCCCGGCTTTGCCTTGAACCATGAAGTCGCCGCCGGTCGCGAAGTTGCCCACATTGGTTGACATGATACCGGCGACTTGAACGCCCGTCTGAAGGGCGACCGCCCCGGCCAAGGCGAAGTTCCAAGGCGGGGGCGCGCTGGCCAACGCCTTTTGAACGGCAACGTATCCGTCAATCGTCGCCTGTGCGACGGCGGCGGCTTTGCCAATCGCGGCAAGTTCCTTGTTGCCCGACGACGTAAGGCTTGCCAGTTGGCCGAAGAAGGTTGACGCGCCTTGCAAGCGCATTTCGCTGAAGCGCGCTTGAAGTTCGTATTTGGCTTGTTCATACTGTTGCGTTGACAAAACGTCGTTGTCGCGAAGGCGCTGAAGTTCGGCGTAATAGTTGCTTTCGTTTGCAAGCATGTTCTGCCGTTCAAGCAACGGGTCAACGATACTGGCGACCGTGCTTTGAATTGCCTGTTGTTCGCGAAGCGCGGCGTTGCGGGCAATCAAGCCTTGCACTTCTTCCGAAAGCATTTTGACGCGAAGGGCGTCGCCTTCGTAACCTTGTTCGACAAGTGCTTGGCGCACGGTTTCAAGATAGTTGTTAGCTTCGATTGCGTCGCCATACAGGCCAAGCGCACGTTCGCCCGCTGCCAATTCTTCCTTGAAGTTAAACAGCGGGTCGGTTGCCTGTGCCATCGCCCGACCGGCGCGCGTAATTTGTTCGGCGTATTGTTCGGCATTGATAACGCCGCGCGCCAACAAGTCGTTCGCCGCCGATTGAACGGCGTTATACGTCCGCATGGGCGCTTGAACTTCTTCGGTGATACGGTCAAGTTCCGACTGAACATACTTGTATTCGGTGATTGCTTCAATCTTTTCGCGGAACACCGCAAGTTGCGCTTGGTCAAGCGGCATACGGCGACGAATAAATTCTTGTTCGATTTGGTCAAGACGCTGTTGAACTTCGCGTTCGTCCTTCAACATACGCATACGCGCAAGTTCGTTGTCAAGCGCGTTGGTCGTTTCGTTGATATAGTCGATTTGCGTCTTGGCTTCCTGCCCGTCGCGCCGGTTGCGGGCGGCACGACCCGGCGAACGGTCGTCAAGGATTTCTTGGGCGGCGTTGCCGATACGGTCGCGCGCCGCCGTGCGGGCGTTGGCGTCCCAACGCTGCCCGAACGCCGTCAAAGTGCGGTCGGCTTCCCGAACCGCCCCGGTTACTTCAGCCGCGATAATGTCGGCGGCGTCCGCCCCTGTGCGGGCGAAGCGTCCGAATGAAACATGCCCCATTTGTTCAATTTCAATGCCGAAGAAGCCCAAGACTTCGCTTGCCCCGGCGACGACGAAGTTAATTCCGTCGATAACCTTGTTGGTCATAAATTCAATTGCCGACAAGGTTACGTTGGCAATCGCCTTCGCCGTTTCGGCGGCGACGGTTGGAAGGTTGCCGATAATCTTCGCAATGCCGCGCATACCGCCGACAACCAAGCCGTAAAAGCCGACGAACGCCTTATACAGAAAGTCAACTGTGAAGTCCCAAGCTTCGCCGACGAAGTTCGTTACGCTGTCCCATTCATCGCTAAAGCCCGCCAAACCTTCCTTCACGGTCGCCCAAAAGCCCTTCCACATATCGCCCATGGTTACGGTAATGCCGCCGCTGTCTTCTTCAAGGCGCTTCAGTTCGTCGCGGGTCAAGCCAAGCGTATCGACAAAGGCTTTCAATTCGGGTTCGGCTTCGTCCTTAATCGCTTTATGGAACGAACGAAATTCAACCGCCAAAACGCCAACAATGGCCGCGACCGCTGCGAACGGCGCGAACATACGAAGCGTCGCCATCGCCAGCGTTTTGAAGCCGCCTTCAACCCGCATGGACAAATCTTGAAGCTGCGAACCCTGTTGTATCATCACAATGAACGGGTTCTGTCCGCTGGCCAGCGAAACGCCAATGTCGTTAATCTGTGCGACCAAGTTCGCTTGATGATGACCGGCAAGCTTCGAAGCGTTGCCAGCTTTCAACGTCGAAGACGCTAAAGCGTCCATTCCCTTCGCGCCCTGTTGTGCGCCGCGCGGCGAAAACCAATGGTGCAAAGCGTCCCTTGTGCTGTCATAAGCGTTCAACGTCGCCGCTTTAATACGTCCGAAGCGCGATACGGTCGCGGTTTCAAACGCCGCCCCCGCCGCGTCGGCGCGTTGGGTTGCCTGTGTTACTTGGTCAAGACCGCTACGCATGGCTTCGGTTTGCGCCGCCGCCGTCGCCCGCGAACCGGCCATGCCGCCAAGTGCGCCCGGCGCGGCTTGACGTATGCCCGAACTAGCAACCGACCGTTCGACCATGGCTTTGATACGCGCTTGGGCGGCGGCTTCCCTGTCTAGCGCGGCGGTGTGTTCCCTTGCCGCCCTTGTCGCTTGTTCCTTGACCGCGTTCGCCCTGTCCTGTGCCGCCTGTGCCGCCTGTGTGGCGCGAAGGGACGCGCTGGCAGCGGTTGCGGTCGCTTGCATGGCGCGGGCCTGTGCGGCTTCGGTGCGGGCGGTTTCGGTCGCCAGCCGTTGCTTTTGAAGCGCCGCCTTCGCGTCTTCCATCGCACTACGCGCCGTAGCGGTCGCAAGCCGGGCTTGGGCGTTCATTTGGGCAGCAAGGGCGCGGGTCGTGCTGTTCGAAGCGGCTTGCAGCTTGACCAAGGCCGAAGTATTCATTGAACCAAGTTCGGCCTTCAGGCGTTCAACAAAAGTGTGGGCAGAACCCGCCGCGTCGCCGATTTCGCGAAGCTTCTTTTCAACGTTGGCCGAAACCTTGTCGGTTACTTCAACGTCAATCCGTTCGTCTGCCATGTCACGACCAATCGTATTTGAAGTTCGTAAGTGAAGCCCTGCCCACAATAACCGAAGCTTTTACGAACCCGCCGGGGTGTTGGGTCGAAGACCCTTCGTCTAGTCGCCTGATATACGGCAGCAAGTTCGAAAGGTAAATGGGTTCGCCGGGTTTTGCCGTCGCGATTATTTCCATGGCTTCAGCCAAGGCTTTACCGGCACTTACGGATTGCGTCGAACCCGCTTGACCAAGCACATACGCCCGAACGGGGAAGACGACTAGCGCCCCGGCGGACGCTTGCCAGTTCGACAAAGCTTGCGAAGTATCGACCGGCGTAATGTTCACTAGGTAGCGAACAATTTCGGTCGCAACGTGTTTCTTAGCTTCGTTGCCAGCGTCCGCCGCCTTGGACGCCTTTTCATACATGCGTTTTTGCAACGTTGCTAAGTTACCCATTGCGACCCTTCCTTGGCGGCTTTGGCGGCTTCGGCGGCGGATACTTCTTCTTATGCCATTCGAAAAATTCCGCGTCCATCTTCCGAACGTAAAACCAAAGGTCTAGCGTCTGTGTCCAAGTCAACGCATAGTCATACGCATATTCGAACACGTCCGAACGCTTGATACGTTGATACGACGAACGTTCGCGTTCACCGTCCAATTCGAACCATGCGTTGAAGAACAACGCTAGACCCGGTTTCAATACCGGCTTGTTCTTGACCCTTTCGGGCAGTTCTTCGCCGAATTTCCGCTTGTCTTCATAATAGGACCGTTCGACTTCCGGCGGAAAGTCCAACGTATAAAGCAAGACGGCGATTAGTTTTTTGCCGCTTTGTCCTTCGCAGCTTCACGGAAGTTCGACGCCTTCTTTGCCCGGCCTTCCCAATCGTCGTAAACGTCGGGATACTTTTCGAACAACGCCAAGGCGTTTTCGCGGTTGTATTCCATGACCTTGTCGGCGTCTTTTTCGTCGCCGGTCAAATCGGAAAGCGGAACGTTTTCGATGCCGTGAAGGATTTCGTCAACGAACAGTTCGCGAACCAACTTGCGGGCAAGCATTTCGTCCATTGCGTCCGCCTGAATAGCGGTCATGTGCGGGTCGAACTTTTCGGTGAACGCTTGCTGATAGCGTTGATTGTTGCGCGACATGCGCGACACAACAATTGCCATGGGCTTGCCGTTGTGTTCGTTCATACCGACTTCAAGGCGAACGCCGGTCGTTTCTTTATTGGCGTCGGTTGCGTAAATCTTGCGAAGTGACATTTGGACGGTCCTTGCTGTTAAAGGAAAAGGCGGGACTTGCGCCCCGCCTTCCTGATTAGCCGAAGTTCGACCTAGCTTCAACCCGTCGCGTTCAAGTAAGACGGGATATAGGGCAACCAATTGACCAACAGCGTATGCCCGAACGGGCTTTCGGCGGCGGCGTTGGTAATGGGCAGCATAATGGCTTGGTCTTGTTCGACTTCAGGGCGACCGCCCCCGGTGCCGACAAGGGGCAAGTCCATGATGAACGCGACGTTCCGCTTGGAATAAATCGCGTCAAAGGTCACGTCGGCGTCGTTGTCGATTGCGTCGCCCGCCGCATGGTCGCGGAAATACGTCGTAAATTCGGCGTCAACTTCGAACATGCCTTCGGTCGTGTCGAACGCACCGTAAACGCCCTGTGCCTTGTCGGGCGACACGTTGTTGGTAATGGTCATTGACCATTCGGTGACTTTGCCGAACAACGGCGTCGGGTTCAACGTCGTCGGGTCAACAATCGACATGCGCGCCCGGTAAAGGTTGCGCGAAGTGTTCCAACCGTCTTCGCCCGGCGCTGGCGAAAGGGTCGTTGTTCCCGACCCGGCCAAAAGACCTTCGGAACCGGGGCGACGCGCCTTGGTCATGCAAACGTAAGCAACGTCAACGTTCACAAGGTTGGCCAGCGGGCTATTCCAAGTGATTTCGTTCGGCGTCGCCCCGAACATGACTTCGGACATACGACCGTCGGCGTCGCGGCCAAGCGGGCGTTCGATGGTATCGGTAAGCTTCACGATATTGTCGGGGTCGTCTTCGTTGCGAATGACGTTGCCGAAGAAAATCCGAAGCGTGTCGCCGCCACCGTCGTTGTTGGCCGGGGTGAACGTCGATTTGTCGAACGTAATCGTGTCGTCGCCCGCCGACGTAAGGCCGTCAACTGCGATACGGGCAAAGCCGGAAAGCGTCTGAAGCCCGCCCATGCGCGAAGTCGCTTCGTCGCCGCCAATGGCAACCCATTCGCCGGGGATAAGTCCGAACGTCGTCATGTCGAACGCGGCGCTGATAAGGCGGAACCCGCCGGTCGAAAGCGCCATGGAAACGTCGTCGGCGTCAAATTCAAATCCGACGACTTCGGCGGTTGCGTTTGCGCCCGCTTCGGTGCTGTTAATGTCGGCAATCGTGAAGTGCGTTCCGTCGGCGGCGGCGGTTACGCGCTTCAAGCCATTGTCGGCGGCGTCGGCAAGTCCTTTGATAAGGACAAGCGTTCCGTCAACAAAGCCGGTGCTGTCATCAACGGTAAAGACGCCGGTTCCGCTGTCCGCCGCCGAAATGGCAGCGACCGGCTTCGACCGAATGGCGGCGAACATGAAGCCGTCGAACACCGATTGCATGTTGCTTGCGGTGAAGTCTTCGTTCCAACCGGCGGCAACGTCCAAATCGACGCTTGAACCCTTGCGACGCTGGCGCGTCTGCGAAAACGGACGACGGGCAACCATGGTCAGTTCGCCGCCGAAATCGCTGAAGCTGTTCGGTTCGCGGGTTTCGAAAGCCGCCGTTGCGGAAATCGTCTGAATTGTTTCTTCGCGCGCCTTGAAGATGGTCGCTTGATTGGCGGACTGTTTTTCGGGGGCTAGTGCCATGGCTTAGTTCCTTTCGTCATATTGAAATTCAACGCTTACGTTCCAACGCCAAAACGAAGCTTCGGAAGTCACTTCCTTGGCGGTGCTATCGCGGAACCAAACGCCCGAAATGGTTTCGACGTTGCGGTATATACGGGCAATTCGCCCGGCCAGCAAGTCGCCAATGTTATAGCTGTTGACGACGTTACGGGGCGCGAAGACTTGAATAATCAGTTGGCCGTTCGTCTGCCAACAAGCGGGCGAACCGTCGGGTTCATCGGTCATCATGTGGGCAGATTGGCGCGACAACAGCACTTGCGAAAGCGCCCGCGTCCAAAACTTGCCGCCCATGGTCTTGTATGCTTCGGACACTTCGTCGGGCGTTTCAATTCCCTGCCAACGCATTGAAAGCGCGGCCAACGCCGGGTCAAGCGCCTTCAGCGTCGCGACTTCGTCCAACAACAGTTGAAACATTTCGTCGCGCGCTTGTGAACGTGTCGCAACCATTACCGTTCAACCCATAGTTTCCAAAAGATGATTTGCCCGTTCGGTGCAAGCGGGGTCATCTTCACAATTTCAACAATGCGGTCGGTGCTGTCCGTCAACGTGTCCGACGTAGCGGGGTTGAAATCGACGGCGGACATAAGCCCGTATTCGCTGGCAATGTTTACGTCGGTATCGCCCAACATGGCGATGACGGCGGCAATGGATTGGTCGCCCCCGTTTGGAAAGAAGGCGACTTTGACCGGAACCGGGTCGGGCGGTTCAACTGAAGTGCCAACCCAAGGCTTTTCGGCGTCGTCCTTTTCGCCGGGCTTTTGCCAAAGACAGGCTTCGCCGTAGCGTTCGATTAACCGCCGCGCCGTTTCAACTTGGCGGTCGAACACGCCCATTATACGCGCAACGTGCGAATACGCGCGCCATGCCCACATTCATAGGGGCGAAGGGCGGCGGAAATGGCGGGCAGCGTCGGCGCGTCGTATGCCATCGCGGTTTCGTATTCGGTTTCGATTGGACCGACCTTTTCGCGCTTGACCGACGAAGACGAAGCCGAAACGTTCGGGGTCAAGTCAACGCCGGAATGAATGGCAAGCGCCGCGTCAAGTTGGGCGCGCTTGATTGGCAGCGGAACCGCGTCGTTGGGAAATTCCAACGCCCCGTAATAGTTTTCGACATTACGCGGGAACGGCAAGGCTTGCGTCGCGACCGTCGGATTGCCGCGAAAGCACTTGGTTAGAATAAAGTCCATGGCCTTGACCAAGTCAACGTCGCTGGCGTCGGCGTCCGCAATCGTAACGCCGCGCGCCGCCGCATAGGCGATGTATTCGGCGCGCGAAACGAACGACGCGGCGTCCGCTTTGCCTGTGCCGTCTTCAACAATCAAGGCCATGGAACGCCCCCGTTATGGTGCGGTGTAAGTGAACGTTGCAACGCCGTCTTCGATTGCAACAGCAATCGTTCCGCCGCCGACCGCGTCCAATTCCGCGCCGTCCGAAATGATGACTTGCGTTTGGCCGTCAACAATCGCGCCGGGGATAACGTCGGGGTCGATTGCGTCAATCGCGGCGTAAAAGTCGTTCACGTCGCTTTCGGCAGCGCCCGGCAAAGTCCCCGCGACAAAGTCGGCGGTTTCGTAACGACCTTCGCCGTATTGCGGAATGGCGACGTTCGAACGAATTGCCAGTTCATACGGCGCGATGGTCGCCGCTTCAAGCTTCGCAATGTCCGCCGCTTCTTCGACCGTCGGCGCGTTGCCCGCAATGAAATAGATAACTTTGGTCATGGTTCAATTTCCTAGTTCGGGGTCCAAGCCGACCCGGCCTTGCCTGAAGGCTTGGCCTGTGCCGTCTGTGGCGCGGCGGGGGCGCTTTGCGACGCCTTGGGGGCGGGAACCGGGTCGTCGCCGTTGGCGGTCTTCGCGTCCGCCTTGGCGGCATACAGGGGCGGCACTTCGCCCGCCACATAGTCGAAGTCTTCCAACGGGTCTTCGTCGCGAAGCTTGACGGCGTTACGGACACAAACGTTGCCCGGCATTGCGTCAATTTCGGCTTGCTGTTCTTCCGACGGCGCGAAGCCGTTTACGAAGTAAAGCGTTTTGACGACCTTCTTTCCCATGTTCAAATTCCCTTGCTGCGAACCTTGCTAGATATGAAAGGGGCGACGGCGATAGCAAGGAACCGCCGCCGCCCCAACGTCAAGCGTTACGCCGCTGCAAGCAACAGAACGCCAGCCGTATCCTTGTGCGAAGTCGCGACCCGGTCCCAATTGTTCGCAGTCGCAAGCGCCGCGTCGTTCGGCGACTTGCCGCCCGACGTTTTGTCCCAACTGTAACCCTTGATACCAAGGTTATACGACCATTCCGCCTGAACCGACCGCTGAATATTTTCGTCGCCGTTGGTCGTTTCAATGTTTTGGTCGAAATCGTCGTTCTGTTCACAGACAATTGCGCCAGCGGTAAGCCCGGCGATGTAATATTCGTCGGGGTCGGGGGTCGTGTTGATAAGCGACGGGCTGTCCGTCACAATGAACGGACGACCGAAACCGTCCTGCCGAACGTTGACCGTGCCGAAGGTGAACAGTCCTTCAGTGTTGGCAAGCGCCGTGCCGAAAATCGTGAACATGGTCGTGCTGTGCATCAACCAAGCGCGAAGGTCGTTCGAACGGTCGCCGAACTTGGCCGAACCGCCAAGCAAGGTCGCGAAAGTCGTCGGGTTGGCCGAAACGTCTTCGTAAACGTCGGCTTCGCCGGTAAGCGCCGCGACGTATGCCATAATCGACGTGTTCAGCATGTCCGCCATTGCAGCAACGGCAAGCTGTTGGCCGAAGACCGCGCCGCCCTGTTCGGGGTTCTGTTGTATCCAACGGAATTGTCCCGGCGGCATGTTGACGGGCGGCGTCCCGGCGGCGACCTTGACCATGGTATCAACCAAGTGTTCAAGGGTCTTCGGCGTTACCGCGCCCGCGCCATAGGCGTTACGACGACGAACAAGGCCGTCGATAAGCGCCCAATGGGCCTTGTCGCTGAAGTCGCCGACAATCGGGTTGGAACGAAGAACAAGCGTGTTCTGCGAAGCGGCGTTGAACAGTTCGATTTGCTGCCGAAGAACTTCGGTCATGCTTTCGTAAGTGTATTCGGAAAACACCGCCAAATCGGAAAGTGCCATTTTGAAATTCCCTTCAGTTGCGGTGTTCTTCCGAATTGGATTGAACGAACCGCGCTATGATTGCTGTTGCGCTTCGGCGTTGGCCGCTTTCCGTTCCGAAATACGCGCGGCCAAATCGGCAGCGGACAACTTGGAAAGGTCGGGCTTTTCGCCTTGTTCGCCATCCTTCGGTTGCGTCCCGCTACCAAGGGGCTTGACCGTCGTTTTCGGGGGCGTCCCGCCGCCCGAACCGTTCGATGCTTTGATAATAGCGGCGAAATCCTTGTTGGCAACAAATTCTTCGCCCAACTTGTCGATTGTCATATCAGACGGCTTGCCGTCCGCCCCAAGAACCTTCGTAACGGGTTCGTCGCCGGTCATGTCGGTGATAAGGCGCGACCGAATGTGCGGCAAAAGAAGGCTTGGCGACGTGCTGATTTTCGTCGCCAGCGCAAGCGCCGCATTGTCAACCAAGGTCTTTTCGGCGAACGTCTTCAGCTTGCCGGTTTCCTTGGCGTGTTCGGCCTTCAACGTTTCAACGTCGGGCATGGCTTCAATTGTCGCCTTCGCTTCGCTAAGCGCGGTCTTGGTCGCCTTGTGGGCTGTCCGTTCCGCTTCAAGCGCACGTTTGACCGGCCCAACGTCTTCGCCCTTCGGCAAGTCGGCAACGTCAAGGACGTATTCGCCGTCGGTTTCCCCGGCGATGTATTCGCCCTGAAGTTCGGGCGTAAGCTTGTCGTATTGCGCTTTGTTGACTTTGAAACGAAGTGCCATGGGTTGAACCTTTCCTTGCTATGCTAAAATAAACCGTCGTTTGCCTTCATACTGCCGAAGCGTAAGCGGCGCGGTGCCTTCATAACGCGCCGAAGGCGACCCGTCAAAGGCATCATTCAAGAATACCGCCGGTTGACGCTTTGCCCACATATCAAACCGAAGGTCGCGCGAAGGGCTATTGGCGTAAACAGGGACGATTGACGACCGGCAACGAACATGCGCCGGGGGAACCGGCCCTTTGCCGTAAGCGTAGCGGTTGCCGTCGCGTTGACGGCAAACGTCCGTCGTCGCTTCGTCCATTATCGAAACCCATTCGTATTGACCGAAGGCTTTCTTGGCCAAAGTCATGTTCGCCTGTGCCGATAGGTGTTGCATGATAGTTGCAATGGCGGCGACGCTGGCGTTGTCTAGCTGGCGACCAATGCCGTCTTTATAGCCGCGCGACTTCGTTCCAAGAAACCCGTTGATAACTTCGGCTTTGGTCAAACGGTTCGCGTATCCGTTCGTCACAAGCCGTTCAATGCGGGTCATCGCATACACCGCCGAACCGTTTAGGAAGGCAACCCAAAACAAGCCATTCGCGCCCATAGGTTCGGTCTTCGACGCTGCGAAGATTGGGGCGGGGTCGGCTTCGGTGTTGAAGTAAGTTCCGAAGGCTTCGGCTTCAACGACAACGAACCGTTCAAGCCATTCGACAAGCGAACGCAACCATGGGTTGAAGATTGACCGCATGGACAAGCGAAGCGCGACCAAAAGCTTGTTCAATTCGGTCTTGTTAGCGTCGCCAAGGTTTTCGTATTGGATAAGCGAAAGGTGCTTACGAAGTTCGAAGTCAAGCTTCCCCAAGACTTGCGGGAAGTCTGCCGACCGGCCCGCCTTCAAACCTTCCAAATAGATTTGATGACGAACCAATATGTCGAACAAGTCCGCCATTACACGCCCGGTTCGTTGTTGTTCGCGCCGGTTGCCGCTGCCATTGCGGCGGCTTCTTCAACCGCCTTGGCCATGCGTTCGGCGTCTTCCTGTGCGGTTTCGGCCTTCGCTTCTTCGTCGGTAAGCGACGCAATGCCGCCCCGGCGCAAGCTGTCCCGGTATTCGCTGAAGGTAATTCCGCCCGACTGCCATTCGGCGATAAGCGTCTTACGTTCTTCAGGGGAAAGGTTGACCAAGTCAAATTCGGTGTTCAGTTCATACGCAATGTTCGTGTCGTCCTGTCCGACGAAACGCGCGCCGAAGCCTAGCGCCCATTGAAGCGCCGCGCCGACGTTCTTTGCGATAGTTCCAAGAACCGACGTTTCGGAAACGTTGTCAATGTCCGCTTCGGTCGCTGTCCGCTGAACTTGCGACGCTTCGACAAGCTTCGCGCCAAGCGCCAGCATTTGCCCTTGCTTCATTTCCATGGCTTCTTTCGCAAGGGTGTTCGGTTCGGCCTGAAGGATACCGGCGGAACCGTCGGCGGGCAACGGTATGCCGCCAAGCGCGCCAAGGCGGATTGTTCCGCCCATGGTATCGTCAAGCCATTTCTGTGTAAGACCCGAAAACCAAAACGTCGGTTGGCCGACCGTATAAACGCTTTCTTCATAGTCCGCCGAATTGCGGTAATGTGCGATGTTGATAGCGCAAAGGTCATACATGGGCGGCAAGTCAACGTCGGGGTCATTGTTGACGCTGCCAATGAAGACGAACGGAATTTCATTGAAAGGTTCGCCGTTGGCGTCCTTCGGCGTGTAACTTTCTTCAGGCTTCAACGCCGACTTGCTGCGATAAATGTCGATAACGTAATGGTCGTTTTCGTCAAGACGAAGAACCCTGTATTGGTTTTCGGTCTTCACTTCGAAGCCGTCCGTTTCCGCTTCGTAATCTTCGCGGAATACGACCATTGACAAAATGATACGCGCCCCGCGCCGCTTCACGCGCCAGTTGATAGCGTCTTTCGGCTTCACAAGCTTGAACATGGGCTTGACTTCGCCGGTTTCGACTTCGGCCCGCGACACGCCCCGGCTTTCGCCTTCAGGCGTCGTCATGTTCGGATAATCGACGTAAAGTCCAACGCGCCCGTAACCAAGGGCGTAGTCAACAAGTTCTTGGGCAAGCTGTTGCATGGTCACGCCCGACCCGGTCGCGTCGATAATGACGGGTTCAAGCAACGACGGAACTTCAACCAACGGGTCGCGAAGGAAGACTTGGCCGCGCATACCAAGTTGCGTCCGTTGTGCGACGTTGAAGAAGTTCGCCCGCGTAAGATAGCTTTCGTAACGCGCCATGTTTTCAACCGACGTGTCGTCGGGGTTCGGCATGGGCAAATATTTCGCACGACGAAACTTCACTTGCTGTTCGCCCGCCAAACAATCTTCAATCAATTCGTATTGACGAAGCATGTCGCGAAGTTCTTTGCGCTGCGATGAAACGGGCATGTGCGGCGGTCCTTACGTTGGGCGCTTAATCTTTAGTTTCGTCGGCGCGCGGTTGTCACTATTCATAGTCCGATACCGTATCATGTCATACGGATGGTCTTCGGCGTCGGTATCCACGTCGTCGGGGTCGTCTTCGTCCCTTGGCAATGTGGGCAGCGTCGCAATTGAAGCCCGGCAATTTTCCATGAAGAACATAGCCGGGTCTTCAGGGTGTTTCAATGCGGCTTCTAGCCGGTCGCGGATAAGTTGCAAACCTATCTTGCGCGACCCCGGCGACTTGTCGCTTTCCGTCCATGCAACGCCTTCGTCTTCCATCTTCTTCGCGATGGTATCAACGGCGGCGTCTTGCACGTTCCGAATTTGGTTATCGGCTGGCCCGGCGTAAGGTTGCTTGGGGAACCAACCTTGTTTCATTTGTTCAATTTCGTATGTCTTGACCGCGTTCGCTACGTCCGACGACGACATACGAAGCCCTTTGTTCGACCCTAGCTTTTCGGTCAAATACAGTTCGCCGATTTGGATAAGCGTTCCGCGCGGCGGGCAGAACTTCCAAATTGTGCCGTCTTGAAATTCAACGGTCGCTTCTTCGCCGTTCGCTTCGGCCCACCAACCGATTGAACAAGGGTGTGACGACCCCCAATCCATCGCCCTGTCAATATACCAACTATCGGGAACCGTGAAGCGCGGCAAAATATGGATTTCTTTCTTCCATACGTCATCAACCGCGCCGCCCGCGACAATGTCCCAATCGCCTTCTAGCCAAGCCTTGCGCTTGTTTTCGTCGGTTATGCTATCAAGTTCGGCGACGTATGCCGGGTCAAGGTATGGGTTTTCTTTATACGAACCGAAGATTGCAACTTGTGTCCGACGAATGGTTACGTCTTTCTTCAATGCCGGATGGAACACGACGATTTCGGTTTCAAGCACTTCGCCGGTTGGGGCGGGGTCAATGAAGCGGGACTTAACCCAATTGTGACCCGGCCCGTATGGGTTCGTCGTGCTGAAGACTTCAAGCGGCATTGGCGCGACAAGATAGTTGCCGTCTTCGTCAACCGGACTGTCTTTCGCTTGCGTCCATGACGAACGGTTGCAACTCATCATCGCGTCGTATGCGTCCGACGACGGATACTTGCAAAGTTCGTTCCAGCCTATGAAGGGAAATTCTTGACCGTGATAATTCCAATAGTCATCGGCCTTCAAGAACTGGCGAAACATCAATTCTTCGCCAGTGTCCCAAACCCATTTGTAATCGCCCTTGCTTTCAAGGAACTTGCAACTGTTGCCGAAGATGGTTCGGAACATGCGCTTTGACTTGATAATCAAATCGTCAAGGTTCTTGTATTTGCGGTCGAAGATTACGCCGCGCCAATACGAACCATAGCCTTGCCCGACGTTCGCCGCAAAGCGCGCCAACTGGCAATCGGTTTTGCCCGGCCCGCGCGTCCCATGATAAAGGATATGCGAAGCGTCGGTTGAAAGCGCGTCTTCCTGTGACGTGCCGGGAAGGAACGCCCAACCGTCTTCGTAAACCGTTTCGTCTTCAGTTTGGACGGCTGTTGCGAGCATCTGTGACCAACTTCATTTGACGTTCTTTGAAGCCCGTCTTCCAATCTTCGCGGTTCGCTTCGGTGACACGTTCGGGAACGCGAAGAACTTTGACAACGCGGTTGTCGTTGTTGTTGGTCACGTTTACGCTTCCCTTGTTGACGAAACCCAAAACGTCCGCCGCTTTGTAATATCCGTCAATCTTCACTTTGGCGTCGGTTGAAGCGTCCGCCGCGTCAATCATCTTCTTTACAAGTTCAGCCTTGCTTGGCGTAACGTCGCCCGCGCCTTCATAGCGAAGACGACCAATTTCACTTTGAACAATCGGGTCGTTCAACCATGCTTGCGCCGCCATTGCGCGGCCATAGTTTTCTTCGCCTTTGAAAATGGCATATCCGGCCATGTGCCGGTTCGGCCAATCGCGAACGCACAGTTCAGCGAACTTCAGCTTCAATTGAAGTTCGTCTTCGTCTGCGAAGATAGCCGGTTTTTCGTGCGCCCATGACATGCCGTCAACCTATGCGACGAACGGCGCGAAGTCTAGCCCACATTAGGGCGTCGTCGGGGTTTCTTCATGCCGCCGGATAGCGTCACGACGCCATTTGCCGATACCTTCGACTTGGGCGGCGCAATCGTCGCGTTGACGGCGTGTCGTGTTCAGTTCTTCGACAAGCTGGCCATTGGTCGCCGGGTCGCCTTCGGACGTATCACAGGGCGCGACAAGCGCCGCGTCGGGAAGGTCCAACGGCGGGCGCGACGTTTCAATTGGGACGTAGGGCTTCGCGCAACCGGCTAGGCACAGGCTGATTAACCCAATCGTTGCTTTCGGGGTCATTTTCAATCGCTTCCCTGATTACTTCGCGCGTATGAACTTCGCGAACGCGGTTGCCTTCAAGCCGGGCAGCGACGGCGGCGGCGATAGCGTCGTTGTCGATTTGGGCTTGGTTCACTTTCTTGATTGCATCGGCCAACGTAGCGTTCGCGGCGGTCACGTCTTCAACGCGAACTTCGGCGGCTTCAAGGTCGGCGGTCGTCTTCGTCAAGGTGTTGCGCTGCCAAAGGAACGCAATCAACAGCGCGGCGATAATCGCATACGGAAGAAGCTTCAGCGCAACTTGAACACCTTTGCGTTCCAACATTACAACAAGTCCTTCAACAAGCGGTTGGTTCGTTCTTGTTCTTCGTATATGTCGCCAAGCCGACCAATCAAGCGTTCCGTCTTGCGGTTCGCGCTTTCTTGCGCTTCAGCTAACCTAGTCGTCGCCGCAATCAATTCTTTCGTCATTGAAGTGTCGGGCGTAACGGTAACAACGGCTTCGGTTGGAACGGCCTTCGTATTTTCAAACGGGTTGTTCTTCTTAACCCAACCGTATATCGCAATTCCCGAAGTGACAACAAGAACTATCGTTGAACCAACGTATTGCCAAATCAACGGCAAGCCTTCAAGGTTATTCGTTGGTTCCATTTACTTCGACCCGCGTATGTTCGTCATAGACTAGCCTAGCATCTATAGACGACCGAAGGACGTTGTAAACTTCGAATACCAACAAAACGGGATAAACCGCCAAGCCTGTGTTAATTACGCCTGATAGCGCAAGCCCAAGCGAAATTTGATACCAAAAGAAGCACGATAAGAAAGCCGTCGCCATTCGCGCAAACGGCGTTTCACGGCGCGAACCGTTGACGTAAAGGGACAACAAACGAATGAAGCCCATTACGCCGCAAGCCCAAGCCCAAGTCGTTTGACTGAACAAGCGTTCAAGCGTCCAATAATAGTCGGAACCTTGTTCGAAGGTCGTCGGCGACGATAGCAGCACAACGCCCCAAAGGAACAAAACCGAAGCGCACAACCATTCGGTCGCGCGAACGCTGAACTTGTGGTTGAAGGTCAAAAAGAATTGCATCACGGATGAACGTTTCATTTCGTTGATTGTTCCCGACGGGCTTCGATGAACTTATATACGACAAGCCCGACGCCGATAAGCATAAGCAAGCCGAACACTACGGCGGCAATTGTGCCGAACGTTCCTTCGCCAATGTGCGGCTTGATTTCTTCAGCCGCTTGAATGACCGTTGCGCCGGATACGCCGACACTTGCCACAATCGCGCCGACGCCTTCCTTGGACTTGGTAACGGCCTTGTCGGCTTCGCGACCCTTGCCGTTGACTTCGCCGGGCTTGTCGCCAATCGCGGTCGGCAGTTCCGCCGGGGCAATCGGAAACGCCAAATCGTTACGCGCCATCTTCACGGCAATGTCAATCACGCCATGGTCGCCTTCGTCGGCGGTCGGGTTTGGCTTGTCGCCAAGAACCCGACGTTGCCAGCCGCGACCGAACGTCGAATACGTCTTCAGCGAACGAAGAAACGACATGCGACGGTTGCAAAACAGTTCAATGAACGCGACTTCGTCAACATGGGCGCAACGTTCAACGGCGGTAAGGGTCGCCGGTCCAACGTCGCCGTCAACGCTTACGGTCGGCAAACCGTAGTTACCGAAGCGTTCAATCTTCGCAAATTCGTTGATTGTGCGCTGAAGGTCTTTGATTGAACGACCCGGCCCGCTGTTCACCGCGTAGTCAAACACGGCGTAATCAATCCCGGCGGGCATGACGTTGCAACCCGACGCGCGCCAATAGTTGCGGTAATAGATTTCTTCAACTTCTTCGTCGGTGATTAAACGAACCGACCGGGTCGGAAGACCGTTCAACCGACGATAACCGTCGTATGTGCGTTGAATGACGCCCTTGTTCGTCGCGCCGCCGGGGTCTTTGGGATGGTTGACGTATCCGCCTTCATGGGCAAGCGTCAAAGCCAAGCTTGGTTCAAAGTGCGTTTCGGTCATGTTTCGGTCGCCCGGTTGGTTACGCTTCGACCGTCATAGCGCCGCACAGGGCAAAAGGAAACCCCCGGCAAGCCGAAGCTTACCGGGGGCGTCCCGCGACCCGTTGCCTAGCGCCGTAGGGCGCTGGCAGGGCTTACTTGATACGCTTCACAAGCGCGCCGTCGGCGGGGGCGGTGAACGCGCCGTATGCAACGCCCGACTTCACGGCCTTGACGCTGAACTGCCGACCGTCCGCGCCTTCCTTGCGGAAACGCTTGTTGGCGCTGGAAACGGTCGAAGCCATCGACTTCGACGGGTTCGGCTTGTCTTCGGTCGCCGGAATGAAGAAGGACTGTCCTTCGTTCATGGTTTCGAACGGATAGGTCGAAGAACCGCGCGACGCGCGACCTTCGGGCAGTTCCGCGCCGTCGATAAGGTCGAACGACGGCGAAGCGGCGGGGGTGTTGGTCGTGGTCACGTTGTTGGTATTCCCTTCGGTTGCGGACGCGGCTTCGGCCATGCCCTTTTCGGTTGCGCGAACAGCGACCTTGTCGCCGTCGGCGATTTCTTCGTTGACTTCGACCATGTCGTTGTCAAGAAGGTTCTTCACTTCGGCCTTGGTCGCCATGTGATAGGGCGCTTCTTCGTTGGCCATCGAAGCGACGATTGCGGCCAAAAGCGAAACGCTGGCCTTGGTAAGCTTTGCCATATCTGAAATTCCTTCCTTGCTGTCTTGCTATGTGGGCAAGCCCTTTGTTGCCCTGCCAACGACCTAAGTTACGTCGGACGGCGTGTCAACACCTAAGTTCAACCTTTTTTCGATTGGGCGACGATTGACTTCAACCCTTCGGTCGCTTGCCGTTGCGCCAAATTCAAGTTCGCGGCCATTTGTTCGAACGCCCCGGCAATCTGTGCCATGGTCGGCGTTCCGGCGTTGTAAAGGTGTTCGCTGTGCGCTTCCAAAAGCGTCTTCGCAGCTTCAACCATTTGATAAAGTATGACCGACGACGCCAATAAATGTTCATACTTCGGATTGACCGAACCCTTGGCAATGACAAGTTCAAAGCCAACGGGCGGTATGCCTTGGGCAATACGCGCGTTGTGTTCGGGACCGATAGGCATTGAAAACAGATTGCCCACATTATCGACAACGAATGTCCGTCCCATGATTTCCGCGCTGTCAATCGTCATTGTGCTGCCCTTTGAAATACCGGCGCGTTGTGCGCCCGTCGCCTTCTTCGACTTGCCAACCGGCCATTACGTCGTTCGGATTGCCGCCAGCCGCTTTGAAGCCGCGAATGTATTGGTTGATATGCAACAAGTCCATGCGTCCTTCGCACTTTTCGCATACCAACTTTTGACCGAACAGCGCGCCGGAACCTTTGGCAATCTGTTCGTCGGTTAGAACGAAGCGATGACGCGGGCAAGCGTCAAGACGGGCGACGTTATCTTGTGCCGCCGCCCAACGTTCGGACATGCCCGCGTCGGTCACTTAGGTTGCGCCCTTGGCGGCGTCGCCTTCGGCTTCAGCTTCGCTTGCCGGGGTCTTGTCGCCCCATGCGTTTTCGGCGTCGGTTTCGGCGACGGACGGACGGTCGCCCTTGGCTTCGGCAACTTCCTTGCCGTCCTTCGTCGTCACGTCGGTTTGTGCGTTGGCGCGCGACGAAGCGCGACGTTGCGGGTTGTAATCCGGCATGGACTTGACTTGCGCCGTCTGAACGGGCTTCGCCGGGTCAACCGTGTTGTGGTTGCTATCGACTTCAGGCAGCTTTGCCGGGTCGCTTTCAACGTTCGTCTTTTTCTTCGCTGTCATGGCGTCTTTTTCCTTGTGGTTTGCCTTCAGGGAACCGCCGGGCCGTCCGTCGCCGTCATGGTCGAATGTGCCTTTACGCCAACGGGTCATGCTTCAGTTTCCTTCTAGCTGAAATGCCCGGCAACAACACAACGCGCCGCCGGGCATTTGGTTCTAGCCTAGCAGTCCATGCCTTCGCAATCGCCGATTGGCGTCTTGTGATGACGTGTCACAGTGCCAACCGGCTTGACCATGTCGGCGTTGTTCACGGCCTTGATACGTTCGGCCATGTCGCCGACTTCGCCGCGCGGTTCGGGGTTCTTGACGACTTCGACGTTGTCGAACAACGGCGCGTCGGGCGCGGCTTCCTTGAAGGCGTCTTCAAGCTTGGCGTGTTCGCTGGCAAGGTCGCGGTTCGCGTCCCTGAATACGTCGAACGCTTCGCCGTGCCGACCGTGAAGCTTGTCGATATTCGCGCGGTCGCAATGGTCGCGCGTCATGCCGATACCGCGAAGCGAACGGACGACATACCAATTCAAGTCGCCCGCTTCTTCCATGACGTTGACCTTGTCGAACGGCTGGCCTTCAAGGAACTTCAACAGATATTCGGCGACTTCGCCCGCTTCGGTGATAACGCCGACCGCGCCGTGAAGCGTGTCAATGTCGGCGGGCGACCATTTGCCTTCGCGCTGCAATGCGTCGATAAGGTCGCCGACCGACGGCTTGTCGAACGGTCCAAAGTTCAGTTCTTCGCGCGTCTTGCCCCTGAACAACAGTTTCTTGATAAGGTTCAAGTCTTCAGCGAACCCGGCGACGCCCATAAGGATATGCCGCATGTCCAACACTTCGACTTGTTCGGGCTTGAAGACGGTCGAACACGTCTTGTCACATTCGGCCATATAGTCGAACGACTGTCCGACGGCGGTTCCGTCTTCGCGCTTGCCGCTGCGAAATTCTTCTTCGGTCATATTGGGATTGTCCTTCCTAAAAAGCCCACATATCGGGCCGGGCAGCTTACGCCGTCACATACCATTCGTCAACATAGGCGGACGGAATACCAACGTCGGGTTCGGCGGGGCAAACCGTGTATTCGATGGTTACGGGCAGTCCGCCAAGAACGGTTGTTTCAAGTTCATGTGCCATGTGTTCGCTTCCTTGCTTCGTTGTGTTGAATGAACGTTACGACGTTCATTCCAACGTGTCAACGAAAAAGCGCACGACCATTGCGACGACGTTCGACGGCTTGCGCGCCTTGCTTGTGAATACGCTTCAACCGCTGTTCGTCCTGCCATGCGGCGATATGATGGAAAGCGTAAACGGGTTGGCCGTCGTTGAAGTCGTATGACCATTCGGCATAGTTTTGCCCAAGCGGTGCGCCGACGATTGCGTTGGTATTGACGAACATTGAATTGCCTTTCGGTGTTTCGATGTTGCCGTTATCGACCACAAGTCTTAACATTTCGTTAAAGCCTTTCGAACGCTTCGCGGTGCGCCGTCATGTGGGCAACCGTCCTGAAGTGATAGCCGCAAACCGGGCAGGGAACCGGGAAGGCCAACGACGGCGCTTCCCGGTTCGACTTTGGCTTACGCGGCGCGCAATGCGCTTCAGTTTTCATAGCCGTTGTCTTCCATGAACTGCCGAACGTGTTCCCAATTCGGCGCTAGACCGCGAAGGAATTTCCGCGCGTCGTCTTCTTCGTTGCGTGTTTCGTTCCACACTTCAACGTCGATAAGCGACCGAAGTTCGTCGTCAACAAGACGTTCGATAACCTTCGGTTCAAGGGCGTCTAGTTCCCATGACTTTTGACCGTGAACGGCGACGTAATCAGCCGCCCGGCGGTCGGTCATCTTGGCAGGGTTCGGCGGCGGGTTGTATTGGCGAACTTGGTTCATGTTCAACGCAATGCGCCGCACTTCGACGTTTTCGCCCGCGAACAGTTCAAGCCGTTCGCTGTTGTCCCGCGTCATGTCAATGCCCGACGGGTCATGGTCGCCAAGATGGATAAGGACACATTCGCGACCTTGGTTCAACATTTCTTCGAACCGCTGGCCAGCGCGCCACATTTCCGACGCCGACGAATAGCCCTTGCAAGGCATGTAAGGGACGCGAAGCTTTTCGCATGGGCGACGAAGGACCGACGAAAGCGCGTCCTTTTCAACCCATACTTCGACGTATTTCCCTTGGCGCTGCCAAAAGTCCAACGCGAAACCGTGTTCAATGCCCTGAAGCGGTTCGGTTTCGTCTTCTTCAATCAACCATTCGTGAATACCGCGCCCCCGGTCTTCAATCGCATACCAATCTATAAGACCGGCCAACCGGGCGTTCGTTACCAAAATGCCAAGATTGTGATACGACTTGTCGTTGTTCGGGATATAGTCGCGGGCGACGAACTGATAATACAACTGGCGAAGTGTCAACGTGTAACCTTGCGCGCTGTATTCGGCGATAATTTCATTCGCCTGTTCAATCTGCCGTTCGGACTTGCTGCGAAAGTTGATTTCTTTGTATTGGATAAAAGGCATGGTTCAAAGTCCTTCCTATGATTGCCCAAGGTCGCTTTTGAACCATGCTTGAAGTTCTGTCAACCCCTAGCTTGTTCGATATAGGATTGCAGTTGCGTTGCCGCGTCGCGCCAGTTGAAGGCGACCCCGACGGCGTATCCAACATGGCGAAGCTGGCCAATCCATTCGTCTTGAACGCCCGACGTGCTGCCCGCCGCCCGCTTGACGCGGGTTGCCTTGCGAACGCCTTCTTCGCGCTGTTCAGGGCGCTTCATTTCGATGAATAGCCCGGCATACGCCCGACACGGCCAAGGCAACATAAGGTCGGGAACGCCGGGCTTAACGCCTTCATGCTTCAGCTTGGCGGCGGTTATCTTGTCGCGAAGTCCGCCGTTCGGTATGGCGAACAACCAATTCAGTTCCGGCACAAGGTCTTGACCGTTGAACGACGACGCCTTGAAGGCTTCGCGCGACCCGCTGTCCGACCATGCCCAAGCGACGGCGAAGCCATGCTTGGCCGCTACGTTGCACCATTGAAGCAACGCGCGTTGATGACTATGTTCGCCGTCCGCTTTGGCCAGTTGGTCGGGCGTCATCATTCCGCCCCTTCGTCCAATATGCGGATTGCGCGCGACAAACTGCCGATAATGCCGAACGTGTCGTATTGCCCGGCTTGATACGTCGAAACGCTAACGTCGCCGTCTTTATGGCGCGTCGTCAATACGACGACCGCTTGAATAACGGGTTCATCGGGGTTCGCTTTGCCTATGTCGTCAAGGGCAGCGGCAAGCGCCCGGCTTGGCGGGTGTTCGGTTGAAGCTTGACGCTTTTCCCAAGCGGCACGTTCAAATTCGTTCACTTCAACAAGCCTTCGTAAACTTCGCACATTTCGGCGTCGCTGCCGACGCCCTTATATACGACGGTATTGTAAAGGACCGTCACAGTCCAATAACGTTCGTATCCGCCTTGCGCCGCCGCAAGCGTGTTCAGTTCGTTGACGTATTCCAGCAATTCAAGCCGGTTCGTCGGGGCGCGCGGCGGGTCGCAAGCGATACGACCGGGCGGTTCAATAGGGCGCACCATTACGCTTCTTCCCCGACCGACGGAAAGGCACATTCGCCCAAATGGCAGCAACCGCAAGGGACGGCCTTCGAATATGGAAGCCCGGCCATTTCGCGGTATGCGTTGCACTGTTCAAGCGTCTTCATAACGGGCAGTTCGGCGACGACTTCGCCGATTGGCCTTGCTTCGCTTTCATCGCTGCGAACCGTTACGTTCTTCGGCAATCCGCCCAAGCCCATGATGACGAAGCCGGGCAGGATTGCCGGGAAGTCTTCAGCGGTCATCAAATAGGCGATTTCGAACGGCCCGGTTTCGTTGCGCGTATAGCCAAACGACGGGTCATATTCGCGAAGCGTCATGGTATCGCCGACGCGATACTTGCGGTCGTCCCGACGTATTTCGAACGTCTTCTTACCTTCGACAATCGCGGCGAAGAAGTGTGGATGACACTTCAATTCATGGTGCGCCATTAGCCGAACTTGTCCATTGCGCGTTGCATGGCTTCAGCCTTCGACAAAGGCTTGGGACGCATGGCGAACGCCATAACGTGCGGCGACGACTGAAGCGCGGTCGAAAGAAGCGCCATCTTGCGAATTGAAATCATGTCGGGTTGTCCTTCCTGAAGTTGCCCTTAGTTCATTTGCCCCATTTGCCCGGCGAAGGCAACGGCTTTCCCCAAGCGTCCCGTTTCGGCGCATTGCCCACATTAGGCGGGGCGGGGTCGGGCGCTGGCGTCGGCTTGCCCCATTTGCCGCCTTCCAACACAAGCACGTCGTCAACAGGCGGCGGCTTGCCCCATGGTTGGCGCGACTTGGCGATACGTTCGGCTTGTTCCTTCGACGTGACGTTGGGCAGTTCAAGAACAATCGGTTCGTCGGGAACCAACGACCATTCGCACGTCAAGTCTTCGTCGCGCGCCGTAAAGCCCGACGACGAACCGCCCGCGTGATTGATACGAAGGCCGTTGAACTGATAATCAACGTATGTGCCTTCGCCGAAGCGTTCGCACGTTACGCGATAGCCTTCAACGACCAACGGCCATATTTCAGCGTATTTCACGACACGTCCTTTTCGTATTCATCGCCGCACTTCGAACATTCGTATATGATGCACATTCCGACGCGGTAAGGCGTCCGCTGCCAATCATGGTCGCACTTGGGCGGGTCGGGTTCAACCCAATGCGGCGGCGTAAGGTCGTCGGGGTTGTGCGCCATGTCAACCAACCTTCTTTGCGGCTTGCGACCGAATGAAGTCTTCAGCTTCGCCAATGGTCGTAAACGTCTTGTCGGTGATACGGTCGCGCGGGCCGTCAACGGTCGGCGTCGTTTCGATAATGCGGAACGGCCTAGCGATAGGCGGAACCCGCTGTTCAAATATCTTCATGTTCATTGCCCGGTTTCCTTTGCTTCCTTCGCCGCCTTAGCCTTTTCAACAAGGTCTTCAATGACCATGTTCAACCGGGCAGCGGCGCGGCGATATGCGTCTTCAAGCTGGCGCAAGTCTTTGACGCTGGCCTTGCCCGCGTTTGAAATGTTCATCACTTCGCGGGTTGTCGTGTCGGCAAGCCGAACGGTTTCGTCAAGGAACGTCTTAATGTTGAAGCGGGGTTCGCCCTTCTTCGGTTCGTATAAGTCAAGCATCGGCGCGACCTTCCCAAAGCTGATATTCGCCGTTGTCGCCATGGGTGCAAAGCCCTTCGCGCGACATAGCGTTGGTTGACAGTCCGAAGCCGGTCACTTCAAACGACTTCGCGTGTCCGCAATAATCGCCGTCGGGGTCGGCACCGAAGAAGCGACACGCGCCGGGGCAATCGCCCCAAGCCGGTTGACATTCCTTCTTAACGCCCATGTTGAAAGTCCTTCCTATTGCCCTAACGTCTTCGATATGGGTTCGAACGCTTCGATGATGAACGTTGCCGCTTCGCTGGCAAGCCAAACCGCCATGACGGCAGCGTAAAGCTTGACCATGAAGCCGCTAAACAAAAGTCCAAAGATACGTTCCCATTCCATACGATGAACGATACGACGGGGGCGACGACGTGTCAACCCCCGTCATACGATTTATTGTGCGGCGTTCCGTTCGGCGTCGCGCGCCGCTTCACGTTCAGCCCATGCCTTATCGCGGCGTTCCTTTTCCTTGTCCGCTTCGACGCACAGGGCTTCAGCTTCCCGACGAAGTTCCTTCGCGCGGGCGTGATAGCGGTCGCTGCGATTGTGTCCGATGGATACCGCCGCGCCCTTTTCGTATGCGTCGGCGGCAAGCATGAAGATTTGCGCGACCAACGGGCCGTAATACGCTTCGACGGCGTTCCGCGACCGATAGTCGGCAAGCAACAGTTCGCCCGCCTTGGCCAGCGCCGCGCCGTTGTCTTCGCCTGTGGCGGGAACGGCCCGCGTATCGTCGTGACGACGCGCCAACGTGAAATAAGCGTGATATGGTTGCATGTGGTTCGTTCCTTGCTACGTCGCCAACTTGACGACGCGCCTATTATACGACGAACGTTACGACGTGTCAACCGTTCATTTCAACGGACATTCGGGCCGGGCTTCGTTCAACGACCAACGAAGCGCACAGTCGGGGCAATACACTTCGTCGCTTTGACGGATTGCCCGGCATGGTGCGAAGGCTTTGCCGCCGCCCTTGGTCGTCGCGTATAGCGTCCGCCGGGTCATTCGTCTAACGCTTCGTCAATGGCGCGAAAGCAATCTTCAAGGGTCGCTTCGGTTCCAGCGCGGTTGTCTTCCGGCCCGTCATAGTCGTTATGGACGTATTGAAAGCCCGCCGCCCAATGGTTCGAAATCGCATAGTCGCGATATTCAATCGAACCTTCGCCGTAAGGCTTAACGTCCTTATCCGGCCAATTGTGGCAATCGGCGTCAACGTGTTCGAAGATGGTCGGCACTGTCCGACCGCATGTTGGGCAATTAGCCATGGTCAAGTTCCTTCAGGGCGCGGCGCACGTCCGCTAGGGCGTTGGCGACCGCATGTGGGCATGACGGGGTTCGGGACATGACGACAAGGCGCTTGCTGCCCTTGTGGTGCAACGTGACCTTGTCGTGACGCTTCCCGGCCCATACGTCGAACGTCGCGCCGGGGAAGTCGTCAACGACCGCTTGAACGGCCTTGTGGTGCTTGCGGTTCATGCCGTCGCCCCGTTGATTACGCGCTGAAGCTTGCCGTCCTTGCCGAAGACTTCAATCGGCTGGCAACCGCCCGCCGCCGCCCGCGCTGCCCGAATGGCGTCGCGCTTGTGAAAGGTAAATTCGGCGTCGCCAACTTGGTTTCGTTCGTCGTCAAGTTCGGCCATTGCCCAACCCGTCGCCGCGTTCACGAAAAATACTTCAAACATGGGTTCAATCCTTCCTTCAAAGTGTGGGCGGGGTTGCCCCCGCCCGGCCCGGTTAAGCTTCGACCAACTTCACGTTGTTGTTGTGGTCGGGTTGCAGCGTGAACACCTTTCCTTGAAGAATGATGGTATCGCCGAAATTGAAGCCGGGAACTTCCTTCTTCACGACCGGCCCGTTGTGGATACAAACCGCGTTGGCGTTCGCCCAATAAAGCTTGTGACCGGCGTATTTGTCTTCGACCATTTGGCGCTTGCAACGGTCGATTGCTTCAATCGGGTCTTCGCCGTTCTGAATTGCATAACCGGCGATGGTTCCAAGCGTGAAGAAGTGATAAAGCGTCCCATGCGACCGGCTTTCGAACGGCAGGGCGATAACGTCGCCATGCTTGAACTTGCGACCGTCATACGGCTTATAAATTCGGTATGCGGGAAAGTCGGCGATTGTTTCGTTGCGGGTCATGTCGTTGTTTCCTTGTCTTCGTTGTTGATGACCCCTTTTGCCCTATGTCCGACGTAGTGTCAAACGCTAATTTCAACGGTTCGTCGCAAAGTTCAACGGTTGTCCTTCGCCGACCAATGCAACGACCCTGTGCTTTCGCGGGCCGGGCCGTCGTCACCTTTGCCCACATTGTTTGAAGGCAGCATTTGGGCAGGGTGAAGGCGCGCTTGCATGACAAGTTCAATCAAGCCGCCGCAATCATACGATATAGCTTCGTATGGCATTGCGCCGCCAACGTCGCCGTCACAGAACCAAAACATGACGCCTTCGCCGTTCGGGTTGTCCGCAATCTTGATAATGCGATGAACGTCGAAATACGCCATGGTTGGTTCGTCTTTGCGTCCGCTAATCTTGCTGATAAGTCCGATAAACATTTCAATCACCTTATAGAATGATATTGAAGAGGCAGCGAATGGGCTAAGTGCTTGTTTTTAAGCCAAATAGAATAAATAGAATAATAGAATACATATACCTAGTCGTATTTTACGTCGGAACGGACATGAAACGCCCCCATTTGACCAACTAGCGTTCTATTGCTCTATTTGTTCTATTTCCCATGATTTCAAGGGTTTAGGCCATTCTAAGGCCATTCACCCTTATTCTATGATTTTCGGGTTCGTAATCATCACCGCGCGTTGTGTCGTATTGAACGTCGCAAGCTGCGACTTCGGCACTTCCTGAAGGTCGCCGGTTTCGCACATAAGCTTTATCATCGCATTGATTGTTGAAGTCGGGTTCATCTTGGCGTTGCGGAACGAAGCCAAGGCGCGACAACCCTTATGGATTGCGCCGACCGGGAATATCGCAGCGTTGAACAAGTTCGTCGGGATTTGATACTTCTTTTCGGCTTCGGCTGGCGACATGCGAACGACACGCGCAAGGAACTTGCAAATGTCGGCGTATTGTTTGCCGTCGTTATGACCGCCCAAGCCGCCAACTTCGCCGCGTTCGAAGCGTTGAAGCAAGTTGCGAATGTCGCGCGACACTAGGTCAACGGCCCATTGGGCGCACGGCAAGTCAATGACCGGGTTCGACGGATAGATACCGACCGCGACCGTCGCCGCAAGCTTCAGCGCCTTTAGGTGCGCCCGGTTCCACAAGTGCCGGGTCACTTCAGCCGACGCGCTGTTGATTTGACTGTCTGCGAACTTGTCGAAGCGCGTTAGCAAATCCCGCGCGTCCTTCGAATACGGGACGTTCACGACGCCGTTCGTCGCTTTGTTGACATGGTTCACATGGGCGACAAGCGCCTTGATTGAACGAACCAAGTCTTCATGCGGTTGGACGTGCGACGCGGCTTCGTTGAACGGGGCGCGTATGCCGTCGTATTCGATGATGACGAAGCGCGGCAACAAGCCCGACGATACCATGGTTTCGTCAAGTGCTTCGTAAAACTTTTCGGGAACGCTTTCGCCAATCATTGTAAACGACGGCGCTTGAACGGGTTCGGTGTTCTTCGCGGCGTCGGAATACGCCATTGGGTTTAGCACGTTGCCAGCGCCCGACTTGTTGTAAAGGTCAAGCCAAACCTTCAACACGGCTTTGTCGTGCGGGTTGGCGTTAGGGTGTGACATACGGCTAATCGTCAAACCGATTTCGCCAAGGATGGAAAGGAAGCACTTCGATTTCATAAACCATTTGATAAGCGCGGCGTCCGACCGAATTTCGCCCGGTCCAATGAAATCGTTAATTGCGGGCGCACCTTCAGCGCCATGGGCGACGGAATGAACAAGCTTCATTATGCCGTTCTGTATCGCTTCCTTGCCCGTCCCGGTCGGCGCAACCAACATGAAGTAATTGTTCAACCCTGTGCCGGATACGTTGTAAGCCCTGCCCACAATCCCCGATACGAAGGCCAGCGCGCCCGCTAGGCTGATTTGCATGACGGGCCGGGGCGACGCTTCGTAAATGAACCTTGCTACGTCGCCGACCAAGCCGGGCGGCAATGGGATTTCACCGTTGACGGCTTCGGTTGTCGCGGGCATAGGTGCGTTCGCGGTTGCCGTGTCGGTGCTGCCCGGTGCCATGATAGGCGCGGTTGACAACGCCGGGGGCGGCGGTCCTTCCCCGCCCCCGTTACCGGCTGAAGCCTTCGCCAAAGCTTCCTTCATGTGCAATTGTATGCCTTCCATGTCGATAGGCGGCAATTGACGGTCGAACGACTTGTTCACCATATAGTTGACGTAATCGGCGCGCTTCGCTTTGTCGCGTTCGCCAAGCTTCGACGCCCTGAACATGCGTTCAATCTGAAGGCGGTTTTGCGTATAGAAGGCCAGTATATCGACAAGCGCAAAGTCCGCTTCGGATTGCGACGAATACATGGTTTCCCAATTGCCCGACCATAGGTCGCTGAACTTCGTTCCGTTCTGTGCGTTCGACGCTTGGTTGAACACTTCTTCGTCGGTTTGACGCTGTTCAATATCGCCCATGACGTTATACACTTGGGACGGCCCGCCCAATTCGTCGTATAGGATACGGGCAAGTTCGCCGTATTCCCGAATGGGCGCTTCCCTGAATACGTCGCCCGTCATGGTCATGTAACGCTTAGACGTGTAAAGTTCGACGCTTGACCGCTTGCGTCCTGTGGGCAAGTCGGGCGACTTCACGATAATATGAAGCCCTTCGCCTGAAGGCGACCGTTCGGCGTAACTATCGAAGGCGTTGAAAATCTTCACTTGGCGGTCATGGACGCCTTGCGGGTCGCTATGGATATAAACGCCCGCTTCGTTTTTCTGCCAAGCGTTGTCTAGGTCGATAAAGCAATACGGGTCTTCGGCGGTCAATACGAACCCCGCGCCCGAAACTTCGCCGCTGTTGATTGCCTGAAGCGCCGTCGCAAAGTCCGACCAAGCCGCCGGGTTAGTGACCGACGCCGGTAACGCCGTAACAGGCGAATAAGGAACCTTGGTCGGTTTCGGCCCGCCATGGTCTTCTAAGCGCCATACAACCCATTGGTCATACGCCTTCATTTCATCCGGTATGTTGTGAAGCACTTACGTTCCCCGTTCGACGGTAATCAAATAGTCGTGCAAACGTTGCACCGTATTGACGCCGGGGTTGGGGATTTGTCCGTTGGCGAAGCGACTTATCCAAGCGACCGACACGCCCGCTTTCTGTGCCATCATTGTGAAAGTAACGCAACGCGGGGCGTTGGACACTAGGGCTTGTGTTCGCGCCAGCAATGGCGCGCTATCCGTTGTGGTTTTCATGCAAAGCCTTCTTCGAATGGTTCGACCGGCAACATACAGGCGCAAACATTTTGCACAATAGCAAAATAGGGCTTGACCGAACTTATCCGCAAGGGCATACGAAGCGGGCCGGTCGCCGAAGCAACCCCCGCTGAAGCGACCGGCAACCGGGCAACTTTAGGAAGGAATACAGATTATGACTTGGGGCAATCCCGCCGCCGCGCCAGCCGCCGCACCGACCGCCATTATGTGCGACCATCCCGGTTGCAACAATCCGGCGCACGTTACAATTGAAGTGTTGTCGCCGCCCATGTCCGAAACCGACATGGTCAAGGTCAATTCGTGCGTCGAACATTCCGCCGGTCATACGATTGTCGGTATCATCGAAGGCAGCGGCATTGACGAAAGCATTACCAAGCGCCTTGTCGCCCAACACGACGCCGCGAAGGCCGTTCTTGAACGCGCGAAGAACAGCGAAATGGAAGCCCGCCTTATGGTCGGCAATTATGCGTTCCCCGTCGCCGGTCGCAAGGAAGGCGTAAACAACCTTGAACTTTCCGACGGACGCACCGTCAAGCTTGGCCATAAGGTCAATTACAAGCTTGTCGGCGACCATGACAAAATCGAAAAGGCCGAAGAAGCTTGCGAAGCTATCGGCAATGAAGGTTCGTTCTTGGTTGAACGTATCATCACTTGGTCGCCGTCCTTCAGCAAGTCGGAATACAACAAGCTTGACGCTTCCATTCCGACACATGCCAAGGTGAAGGCTGAAATTGACAAGGTGCTTGAAATCAGCAACGGAACGCCGTCGCTTGAAATCAAGGAACCAAAGGCCAAGTTGAACAACCAATGACGGTTGAAGTCATCGGCGATGTTCTTCACTTCGACGGATACGTTGTCGGGCGTCTGAAATCGGACGTTCCGGCAACGGTTCGGGGTCGGCTTGAAGAAGCTTTGTCCAACGCTTACGTCGATACCGACGACGACAAGAAAGAAGTCGGCGAAGACGCTTGCAAGGCCGGATACGAACGCGGGCTTGACGACATGGCCAAACAAGCCGAAGAAGCGTCCGAAGCCGGGTTCGTTGAACTGAAGCAAATTCAGGATTTGGCCAAGACCTTGAAGGAACAATTTGAACCATGAACGACTTTTCGTCCGCCTTTGGCAATATCGTGCCGAACCGTCCCGCAAGCCCACAAGGGGCGGCGTCGGGCGGGCCGTCCATCCTTGGGCAAGTCACGCGCGGGCGGACGAACCAAGGCGCGCGTATCGTCATTGGCGGGCAGGAAAAGCAAGGCAAGACGACCCTTGCCGCCGACGCGCCCCGCGCAATGCTTGTCCAATTGGAAGTCGGCGGCGCGGTCGTGTCGATACCGAAGACGCCGCTTCTTTCGTCGTATGCCGAAATTATGCAATTCATCGCTGAAGTGAAGGCCGAAGCACAGGCGGGACGCTTCGAAGCGAAGACCCTTGTATTCGATACCGGCACGGCGCTTGAAATGCGTATCAACGACGCGACCGTTGCGGCGGACAACAAGGGCAAACAATCCATGGAAACCGCCCATGGCGGATACGGCAAGGCGTATGCCTATGCGAACGGGTTGTTTGACGACTTCCTTCAAGCTTGCGACGAACTGGCCATTCATGGCGGCATTAACATTGTCTTGACGTGCCATGTCTTCGCAGCAAAGCAAATCGACCCGGCCTTTGGCGAATACGACCAATGGGACTTGTTGCTTCACAGTCCGAAGAACAACAAGACGTATGGCAAGCGCGAAATGTTGACGCAATGGGCGGACTTGGTCGGCTTTTTGCATGAACCGTTCTTCGTAACGAAGGGCGAAGGTGAAAACCTTCAGCGCGGCCAATCGAAGAATATGGGGCGCGTCTTGGGCGTGTCTAGGACGCCGGGTTATGTCGCGGGCAACCGCTACGGCATGACCGGCGAAATCGTAATTCCCGACCCGAACGTGAACGGTTACGGTTCGGCGTGGAACGCGCTGGCGCAAGCAATATACAACGCCAGCGGTATCGACTTGTTCAATCGTGATTAGCGAAGACGAACGTTACGAATTGAACGCATATTTGGACATTGCAAATATGTGGTCAATGCGGGCGAACTACTTGGCCAGCTTGGTTGAACAAGCATTTGAACTTGGTAGCATGAAAGGATTTGACCCAATGCCAGCTTTTAACTTTTCCACACAGGGCTTGACGCCGAAGTTCGGCGGCGGCGGCGGTTTGCCGATTGGCAAGCATCCCGTCGTTATCTTCAACACGAAGATGGAAGCGACTTCGTCGGGAACGGGCGGCAAGCTTGTTCTTGAACTTGAAGTTATCGACGGTCCCATGAAGGGCGCGAAGGGCGTCGAAAACTTGACCCTTCAGCACGCAAACCCGGTTGTCGTTCGCATTTCCAGCGAACAGCTTACCGCGATTTGCCATGTCGTCGGACTGCCGAACGGTTTCCAGCAAACCGAAGAACTTCACGGCAAGCCCTTCGTCGTTGAAGTCGCACCGCAAAAGGACAAGCCGGAATATACGGAAGTCATCGCCGTGTTCGACATGCAAGGCAATGAACCCGGCAAGCAAACCGGCGGCGGACAGGGCGGCGGCAACGCTGGCAACTTCGGCGGCAACAACAACGCACAGGGCGGCGGCAACTTCGGCGGGAACAACGCCGGGGGCAACGCACAGGGCGGCGGACAGGCACAGGGCGGCGGTTGGGGCGGCAATGCGGGCGGGAACGCTGGCGGCGGCGCACAGGGCGGCGACAATGGCCAGAACGGCGGACAGGGCGGCGGTTGGCAACAGGGCGGCGGTGCTGCCAACGCCGGGGGCGGCGGGGGCGGTTGGGGCGCAAGGTAAACCCGACCGACTTCGACGCGACCGACGGGGCGGGCCTAACACGTCCGCCCCGTTCCTTTTGAAAGTGAACCATGCTTGAAGACCCCAAATTTCGGAACGACCTTCTAGCGCAATTGAACGCCGACTTAGACCGCGTTTCGATTGAACTAGCCGACAACGACTTTCGTAATCACTTGGGCGCTTCAGTCATTGGCAAGCCCTGCCGTCGTCTTGCTTGGTTGTCGTTCCGTTGGGCGTTTCAAGAACAGTTCGAAGGCCGTATGTTGCGGTTGTTCGAACGCGGCCATTTGGAAGAACCGCGCTTCATTCGCTATCTTGGCGCAATGGGTTTCGACGTTCGGGAAGTTGACCCGACGACCGGCAAACAATACCGCATTTCGGCGCACCATGAACACTTCGGCGGTTCCGCCGACGCCATGATGTTAGCGCCGTCGCACTACGGATTGACCGCCCCTATCTTGGGCGAATTTAAGACGCACAACGACAACCAATTTAAGCAATTGGTATCGAAGGGCGTTCACACTTCACACCCTGCCCATGTGTCGCAAGTCGCTTGTTATGGCGACGGTTTGGGCGTCGATTGGACGCTTTACATGGGCGTCAACAAGAACACCGACGCCGTTCATTTCGATTGGATTAAGACCGACCGTCACCTTTCGACCATGATGTTGTCGAAGGCTGGCGAAGTCATATTCAGCCAAGAACCGTTGCCGAAGATTTCCGACCATCCTTCGTTCGCCGAATGTAAGAAGTGCGCCGCGCTTGGTATCTGTCACATGAAGCGCCCGCCTTTGGTCAATTGTCGGACGTGCCGTCACGCCTTCCCGGCGGAACAAGGCAAATGGTATTGCGAAACACATAACGGCATAATCCCCGACGAAGTCATATTGAAGACTTGCGGCAACGGTTACGAAAGGATTGTTTGACCGTGTCGGCTATCGTTCAAGGTTCGAAGTTTGACCCGCGTTGGTATCAAACCGAAGCGGTGAACGCGACGTTCGATTACTTCGACAATGTGGGCGGTTGGGATTACGAAATTAACGCGCCGCGCCGGGCGAACCCGCTTATCTGTCTGCCCACAGGGACCGGCAAAAGCTTGGTCATCGCAATGATTGTATATCGGGCGCTTATGGCGTTTCCCCAAACCCGTATCATCATGGGAACGCACGTCAAAGAATTGATTGGGCAGAACGCCGCGAAGCTGAAGCAAGTTTGGCCGGAAGTCCCGCTTGGTATCAACAGCGCCGGGTTGAAGTCCCGCGAATTTGCCGCGCCGGTCATATACGGCGGTATCAAATCCATGGTCGGACAGTTGGACGACTTCGGCCATACGTCGTTCGGTCATCGCGACCTTATGTTGATTGACGAAGCGCACTTGGTTTCGCCGTCTGCCGATACGTCTTACGTCACGTTCATTCTTGAACTTATGGCGAAGAACCCATGGCTGAAGGTCATTGGACTTTCGGCGACGCCCTATCGTATGGGCTTAGGGCATTTGACGAACGGAAAGATATTCACCGACGTTGCATACAACCTTTGCGACATGGAAGGCTTCGCCCGGTTGCTGTCCGACGGGTTCTTGTCGCCGATATATCCCCGGCCAACCGGGGTTAAGTTGGACGTGTCGGGCGTCGGCATATCGAACGGCGAATACAACATGAAGGCGCTTCAAGCCGCTGTTGACGACCGCGACGTTAGTTACGCCGCACTTGGCGAAATGGTCAAGTATGGTTGGTCGCGTCAGGCTTGGATGATTTTTGCCGCTGGCGTTGAACACGCCGAACACTTGGCCGAAATCCTTCGCGTCTGCTATGGCGTGACGGCGGCGGCTGTTCATAGCAAGAACAGCGACAAGGTAAACGACGAAATAATTCGCGAATTTAAGCGCGGAAACCTTCGTTGCATTGTGAACGCCAACAAGCTTACGACCGGCTTCGATTTCCCGCCAATCGACCTAATCGGCATGTTCCGGCCTTCAACTTCAACCGGGCTTTGGGTTCAAATGTTGGGCAGGGGAACCCGGCCATGGGGCGGCGGATATATCACCGTTGACGAAGCGACCGGCGAACAAGCGTATTGGCCGGGCGCAAAGAACGGTTGTATGGTCTTGGACTTCGCGGGCAACACGCCGCGCCTTGGACCTATCAACGACCCCGTCATTCCCAAGCCGAAGTCGGAAGGACCGCCGGGCGACGCGCCCATTCGGACTTGCCCCGAAGACCGCGAAGACGTTCACGGCAAAATCGGTTGTGGATTTTACAACCATTCATCGGCCAAATGGTGCGTCATGTGCGGCTTTGAATTTCCGCCGGGCGACGGTCCCGACATATCGGCAGTCGCCGGAACGGACGAACTTATTCGGTCGTCGTCGGACTTGCCCGAAATGAAATACTTCAACGTTGACCGCGTGATATACGTCAAGCATGTGGGCAGGAAGTCGGGCCGGTCAACAATTCGTTGCGCTTATTATTGCGAAGGCATCAACTGTTTTTATGAATATATCACCGTTGAACCGAAGATTGAAGAAGACGGCACGACCAAAACCGATTTCGCCACAAAGAAAGGCCGCGATTGGTTCCGCCAACGCACAGGACAAGAACCGCCCGAAACCAACGACGAAGTGATTGCAAACAGTCATTACCTTCGGACGCCAACCCGTATCGTCGTTCATATCAACAAGAAACCATCGCCGGATATAAAAAGCTATGAATTTTGAAAAGCCATTGACCCGCGACGGCCTTTACAAAGGCGTGTCTGATTATCTAACCGAAGCCGTTCGCAAGGCGCTTGACGACGCGACAAGAACGTGTTTGAACTGCGAACACTTCGTTGAAGGACCGCCCGACCGTAGCGGCGAACATTGCGGTCTAAATGGATTGACGCCGCCGCCGTCGATTGCCGCGCGGGGTTGCGACAATCACATGGACAAGATACCGTTTTGACGAAGGACGAAGCACATGGCAGGACGTAAAAAGGCCGTATCGAAGACCGCCGAAAAGCTGGCGAAGGCGCTTACCTTCGTCGGACACGGCGTCGAAGAAGGCGGCGAAGTTTGGAAGGCGCACGGTCGGATTATCAACGGCTATCTTGTCACCTTCAACGGGACGTTGGCCGTTGGCCATCCTATCGAAGAAGAATTGACGACTTGCCCACATATCCCGAATTGGATTGCCGCCATAAACAAGGCCGGGAAGACCCTTGCCATGACACAGAACGACAAGGGCAACTTGTCGGTCAAGGGCGACAACATTCGGGCAATCGTGCCGTGCCTTAGCCCGTCGGACATGCCGCCGCTAATGCCCGACGTAAACATTGCCGTCGTCAACGACGCGCTGAAGGAAGGCTTCAAGGCGCTGTTGCCGCTTTGCAGCGACGACGGCGACCGGGTTCACGAAATCAGCATCATGGTTCGGGCGAATACCATGGTCGCAACGAACGGAACGGTCATCTTCGAATATTGGCACGGCATTGACTTGCCCCAAATCGCTGTAATGAAGGCCAGCGCGAAGGCCGTTGCCAGCGTCGCCGAAAAGCTTGAAGGCTTCGGCTTTTCCGGTCGCACGGCAACGTTTTGGTTCGAAGGCGGGGCGTTCATGCAATGCGCGTTAGCCGCTGGCGAATGGCCAGCCGTTGACAAGGTGTTGAACACGCCGGGCGAACCCGACGAACTGCCCGCCGGGTTCTTCGACGGCATTGAAGCCGTAGCAAGCTTCAGTAAGGACGGGGCAATTCATTTCGATACCGACAAGGTTCGGTCGGGCTTTGCCAACTACGGCGACGACGGGCCGGTGTATGGGGCAACCTATGACGTGCCGGGCATGTTGAAGGGTCACACCTTCAGCGCCCGCTTGTTGAAGCTGATTAAGCCTGTATGCGCCAAAATCGACTATTGGACGAACGACGACCGGGCGACCTTCTTCGGCCCGGTTGCCAACGGCGAAACCGCCGCTAAAATTCGCGGCGTAATAATGAAAATGAAATCGAACTAACAGTGTTCTTTGACGACAAACCAACACCCTTCAGGGAAAAGCGCCAACGGTTCAAGGGGTCGTTGAAAACGCTTTCGTATAAGCCGAAGGTTCGCGTCTTCAGCCAAGACCCGTTCAATGAATTTGGGCCGGGCGATACCGTCGTATTTGATACCGAACATTATCGCAACTATGCGTTGTATATGTTCAAGCACTTGAAGTCGGGCAAATACTTCTTCCTTGAAAAGCGCGGCGCTGGCAACTTCGAACATGGCAACGACCTTTCGCGCGCCATGTGGTTCTTTCGCGTCGTGACGTTCAACGGGCAAAAGTATGACTTGCCTATGGTATCGCTTGCCATTCAAAACGCCGACACAGACAACTTGAAAGCCCTATCGGACGAAATCATTAAAGACGGGAAGATATTTCACAACGCGAACCCCGGTTACAATCATATTGACCTTTGGGACGTTGCGCCGCTGCCCGAAACGTCGCTGAAGACATACGGCGCGCGGTTGCATACGAAACGACTTCAAGAGCTGCCCATTCACGAAGCGGCGATGTTGTCCGAAGAAGACATGGACGCAATTCTTGATTACTGTTGCAACGATTGCGACGTGACCGAAGAACTATGGGACGCAATGGCGGGCGCGATGGAACTTCGCGAAGCCTTGACGGCTGAATACAAAACCGACCTTCGGTCCAAGTCGGACGCACAGATTGCCGAAGCGGTCATTGGTTCCGAACTGAAGAAGCTTACCGGCTATTGGCCGAAGCGCCCCGAATTTGACCCTGATTTTACCTTTCAATATACCGCCCCCGACTTCGTCCGCTTCACGACGCCAGCGTTCCAACGCGCGCTTGAAACGGTCCTGTCCGCCGACTTCAAGTTGGACAAGGGCGGGTCGCCGCAAATGCCTGAAGCGGTCGCCGGTCTTCGGACACGTTGCGGCGGGTCGGTCTATAAAATGGGCATGGGCGGACTTCATTCGTCCGAAAAGTCAACGACGCACCGCGCCGACGACGAATACGCGCTAATTGACCGGGACGTTGCGTCGTTTTATCCCCGGTTGATATTGAACAATTCATGGTTCCCCGAACACTTGGGAACCAAGTTCTTGACCATCTTCGACACGATTGTTGAACGTCGCTTGGACGCCAAGGCGAAGTCGAAGGAATGTAAGAAAGCTGGCGACCCCGACGGCGCGCGTATGTGGGCAATCGTAAGCGACGGGTTGAAAATCACTATCAACGGAACCTTCGGCAAGCTTGGTTCGATGTATTCAACGATATATTCGCCGCGCTTGCTGTTGCAAGTCACGATTACCGGCCAACTTTGCCTAATGATGTTGATTGAAGCAATCGAAGCAATTGGCATTTCGGTTGTAAGCGCGAACACCGACGGCATTGTGATAAAATGCCCCCGTCATCGCGAAGCTGAATTGAACGCGGTTGTCGCCGAATGGGAACGCACGACAAGCCTTGAAACTGAAGAAACCCGTTACAAAATGACGTGTTCGCGCGACGTGAATAGTTATATCGCGGTCAAAGAAGAACCGGGCGACCCGACAAGCCCATACTTTGACGAACGCATGGGCGTTAAGTCGAAAGGCGCGGGCGTGTATTGCGAACGCGGTTCGGCGCTGAATAGCCCGCTTTCAAAGAACCCCGAATATCTGATATTGAACGACGCGCTTGTTGCCTTGGTCGCGACCGGGCAGCGTATCGAAGACACGATTAACGCTTGCAACGACATACGCCGGTTCGTCGCCGTCAAAAACGTTCGCGGCGGCGGTCATCAAGACGGGCAGTATCTAGGCAAGGTCGTTCGTTGGTATTTTGCCCAAGGTTCATTTTCCGAAATCAACTATACGGGCAGCGGAAACAAGGTCGGCGGAACGGACGGCGCGAAGCCGCTTATGGAACTGCCCGACGAAATGCCCGACGATTTGAACCGTCAATGGTATATTGAAAAGGCATACGAAACGTTGGACAAGGTCGGTTTCTTCGGCGGCAAGTCCGAACAAACCGCCTTGTTCGACTAATAGACTTCGTATATTCCGTTCAATGCGTCGCAAACGGCTTCCATGTTTGCTTGGTTCATTGCAACGCTGCCGCCCCAAGCTAGAAATTCATAAAACTTGCCGTCGAAATATTGGCTTCCCGCCGAACTGCCCATGCAACGCAAAAATTGCATTGCTGCGATTGCGCTTGAATTGCCGTTGGTCGATTGACTTTGACTGTAATAGTTGCCGTTGATGACGCACCTAAACGAAGTTTCCGAACCAACAACAAAAACGCAAATCATAGGTTGGGCGATAACGCCAAGCGTAATGTTGCTTTTGAAGAAACGAAGATTGCTTGAAGCCGCCGCCGTGCGAAGATAAGTCCCGAACTTACCGCCGTTGGTTAAGTTTGACCCTGTGATTGGGTTTAGACGTTCGGTCGCCAAATCGTAATCATCAATGACGAAAGCGAACGTGCGCCAAGCTGAAAGCGACGTAATTCCGCTTCTTTGCGTTATCGCAAGGTCGTTGAAAAACCTAGCGTCGCCAAGCGGACATTCAAGATAAGGCATACCGTTTAACCCGCCGAAGCGTTTTATTGGCCGGTTGCCGCTTGTGTCTTGAACTGCCGGGTCGGACGTTGCCGAACCAAGGTTGCCCCATACGCGAACACCGTCGCCGCTTGTTGCGGGCGTTCCCACATCATCGCGAAAGGTTTCAAGGTCGGCGCGGAACCAATGCGTAATGCTTGCTTCGCTTGGCAGCGTTGGCAGGGGCGGCGGTTCGAAGCCCGCGCCGGAACCGATTTGCGCCGTAATGCCCGGTATCATGCCGCCACCGTTTGACCTAGAAGGTCGAACACGTCTTCAGCCGCGCGCTTCAACGTAACGGTTCCGCCTTGTGGAACGACAAGCGTTCCGCCGTTGGGCGGATTGATAACAACGCCGGTTCCTTCAACGAAGGTCGCATTGTCCGCGCCAACATTGCGAAAATGCCATTCGCCGTTCGCTGGCAAAGCGGTTGTCGCTTCGTCTTCAACGGTAACGTTTTTCGCCGACGCGCTGATTAGGCGAATATATTTCGTAACGTCCGCCGGGGCAATCGTATAATCCGCCGCTTCGATTTGAACGACCGAACCCGCCGTTGCGACTGAAGGAAGAAACGAAAGAACGAAGTCTTTGACTTGTTCCAACGTAATCTTCAGCAACCCGCTTGCGGCGGCTTTGCGTATGGGCAAAAGGTCGCCGGTTTCCGGCGTCGCTATGGCGTCCGCTGTTGATAGTTCACTAGGCATCGAACCCAATCCTTTCGCCGTCAATCAATACAAGGTCGTAATCAATAGTCAATTCGCCGTTGTTCGGAAGAACAATAACCGGCATAGGTGCGGACGCGATGGAATAAAGCCCGTCTTTCTTCGCTTCGATATGAACGACGATATTTCCAACATGGTCTTCGTTGGTTGTGACGAAGTCATACGGCAAAGCTTGGTCGTCGGCAATGACCGTCACGACCCCGTCAAGTTCAAACGAAATGCGGTATGTCGTGCCAGCTTCAGCCGTCGCCGCCGCGTCGTCTTCGAACCATGCTTCAGTTACGTTTGCCCGGTTGCGCGGGCGCGCGTCGATTGGGATTGTCGCCCCTGCCGTGAAAATCTGCCATGCGGCCCGATTTCCGTCCGCTGTGGCATAGTCGGGGGCAATCACGCGGGAAACCCGCCCGACCGGGGTAAAGGGCGTCACAAGGGCGCTGTCCGCCGGGGAACTGCCCGTTGCCGTGCGGTCGATGAAATAAACGCTAAATTCTTCGCCGGTCACAACGGCGTCGTCAAAAAAGCCTTCCTGCCCTTCAAAGAAATAAAGCACGTCGTCCGCCGCATGGGCAAACCAACCCGTATCAAACATGGCGCGATGAACGTTGTTCAGCGTAACGGTTCCGTCTTCGTTGTCCGTCGCGCTTTCATAAGCCAACAATTCGTTACCAAGAACGAACAAGTTACCGCCAAGGCGAATGTCTTCGGCATTGATGACTTCCGACACGTTACCGATATTATCAATCAACACTTCGGCAACAACGCCGTCGTCCCAACCTTCGAACCGCCCAAGCGGCGCGACAAGCTGGCCAGTGTTGGCATAAGGTGCCATGTTCAACACTTCAACGTCGTCGGTTCCTTCTTCAATGTAAGCGTTGAAGCCAAGCGTATAGCTTGACGGCGCTTTGACCAAAGAAGCGACGCTTGATTGACCTTCAGGGGTCGCCAACCCGGCGTTGTAATCAAGGAACGCGGGAAGTTCGAACAAGGCGAAGTCTTCAACGTCTTGCGGCGCATAGCTGTTCGGGACGTATCCCGACGGAACCGGGGCGCTGATAACCGTCGCGTCAAGCGCGTATTCGTCTTGAACAACCGAAAGCGTGATACGTCCGTTTTCAAGCGACCCGTTGCCCATTTTGCGAATACGCATGACCATTTGCGAAATGCCGTATTCCGGCCAAACCAAAATGAACGGGTCGCCCGGCCTAAGCGAAGACACAACCCGGTTCATTGAAAGTTCGCACGAATAAAGCGGAACGTTCAAGTTGGACAGTTCACGCGCCGCAATGGCGTTCGCAAGGCCAGCTTCTTTGACGCCCGGCATGTTGATTTCAACCGGGCGTTGCTTTCCTTGGAAGCGCAACAAGGCGAAGTCTTTCGCGATTGCAACCTTGTCGTCAACGTATCCGGCTTCGCGGTCGATATACTTCAGCCGAACGACGTTGTTCGTTTCGCTCCAAAGCTTCTTCGTATAGTTGCGAACTTCGATGATTTCGGACGGCGTAAGAACCGGCAAATCAAGAATGTCGTAATCGTTCCGAAGAAGCTTCAGTTCGACAAGGCCGGTCGTCTGTTCTTCGAAGATAATGGCGTTCAACTGGCGAAGAATTTGTTTGACCGCGTCCTTTGCTTCGGTCGCGTTTGAAATTGAAATCGAAATGCCGTTGCCTTCGCCGAACGCCTGAAGCGCAACCGTGCGCCATTGTTCGACGTTTATCTTGGCCGGGTCATAGCCAAGGTTGCCCCAATCGGTTTGAAATATGTCGAACAGCACTTCAACAATGTTGGCGTCAAGACCGTTCGGCATAATGTGCCGCATATCAGCCAAGCCAAGGCCGTTAGTGAAGTAAGCGGCTTCGCATGACACGGCGTCGATTTGCGGCGAATTGCCCCACCAAAAATCGCGAAATACCATGTGGGCAATGCCCACATAAGCCGGGCAGTCCGCCCCCAAATGGGTTTCGTTCCAAACGTCCGCCGGTTGGTCGAAGTTACCGCAATACATGGCGATGTTGCCAGCAATGCCGCCCCGGTTGCCGTCGTTCGAACCGCCGTAAAGTTCAGGCAAGTTTATGTTGATTACATTAACGCAAGGGTCTTCGTAAAGGCAACCCGACCAAACAAGGTTTTCGCCGAACCAAAGCTTGCGGTAAACGACGCCCGGTCCAAGCGCCCAAGCCAAATCGACGCCCGAATAATACTTGTAACCCGTAATGACCTTCTTCGAACTGAATAGGCCAGTCTTTACCTTCTTCTTAATCGGTTCGGCGCGAAAGTTGCCAAGCCCGATAGTGTTCGGCGAAGTAAGCTTTAGCGTTCCATAAAAGCGCGTAACGGGGTCGCCTTCGTCCGACCGGGGAAAGCTGAAGTCGTCCAACCCTTTAGCTTGGGCGTTTTCCAACTTGATTTTCGGCGAAAGGAAGGCCGTCAAGATAAACCCGGCGACGAATAGTGCAATGAAGAACCACATGGAAGCGTCGCCTTAGAATGTGAAGAACCAATTATCAGGCCAAAGCCCGCGAATTGAAAACGGGTTGCCCATTGATTGCGAACCGGCCATTGGCAAGGGCGAACTGAAGCTTCCACTATCCCAACGCCTAGCGGCGAACGTCGCGGTTTGACCGCCGGGAACTGAACCGCTGTCGAACTGCAAACGCAAGTCGCGAACTTGGGGCGCGTAACTTGCGGGGTTGGTATGACGTATCAAGTAAGACTTCGGCGTTGGCCGAATTGTTCCGCCGCCTGTAAAGACCGTTTCGCCGCTTGTTTCGCTTTCAACGTAGCAACCGGGCGAATTGTCAACAACGCCCGCCGACCAAGAAACAAGATATTCAACATACCAACCTTCGAAATAGGGAATGTATGGAATACACGAAACGTCGGCAACGTCTTTGCCCGGTTCAAGCCCTGAAGCGAAAATGTTCTTCGGCGGAATATACGGAAAGCCGCCGAAACGCTTCGTATTGTCGAACTTAACTTTGCAATCGCCTTGATAAGCAAGGTCGCAACCGGCGGCGATAATTACCGCGTCGGTTACGCTTGCCCCGGCGAAGGGATAGTTGACAGTTATCACGTTGCCCGCTTGGGCGGTAATCATGCGCCGTTCGCCGCTGGCCAAGACGGCTTCGCCGCCGACAAGCTGCCCGTCCAAAATACCAACGTCGTCTATTGTAATTGCGTTGGCGGCAATCGCGGTTATTGTCGCGGCAATTGACCAATCGTCGTAAACTACGCCGCAACGTGCGTCGTATAAGTCATGGTTGCACGGCGTTTGAAAATAGACGTTGGGGAAGTCGGCGCTTAACGCCGCTGCAAGCTGCGAAGGAACGCGAATTGTCGCCGTCCCTTTGACGACTTGAATGTTTTCGACGTTGCCCGACCAATAGCGAACGTATTCGCCGGGGTTGTGACCGCGATAAATAGTCAAGGTCAATTCAGGCGGTGAAATTTGAAAGCCGTATATCGCGATAATGTCCGTCGAAACCGGCATTTCAACCGTAACTTCGGCGTTGTCGTCGTTTTGGGTTGCGTTGTTAATCGCCGACCGACGCATTGCGCGAAGCGGGACGTAGTCGTTGCCTTCGAAGTTGACTAGCAGCGGTCCCGACGTATAGTAAAAGTTGGCGTATGTGCCTTCATACTTGAACAGTTCGACCGGGCGTCCGTCATGCTTCGATTGTTCGCTTGCTTCGTATGTCATTTAATCGACCGTCCGAATGTTAAGCGTGACCAAAGAATTAAGCCCGCCATGTTCAGTTGAAACCGTATCATCGGCAATTCGACATTTCAACAGCAAGCTTACGGATTGACCCGACCAATCGCCCGCCGGAATGGCCGGGGTGAAGGTCAAGCGGTCGTTTCCGCCAACCAAGGCGACGCCTGTAACGGCGGCGAAGTGTTGCGTTCCATCCGGCTTCGTTATGACGATACGGCGAAAGCTTGGCGAAGGG